TAAAGCGCTTCTGGTTGTCCCTCTTGTACTTCTCCAGGGCTTTCAACTGCTCAGCCTGCCACATGGACCACTCAACGCCTTCTTTGGTCTCTTCGGCCCGGTGCCGGTCCATGTTGCGAATCATGGAGGCAATCAGCTCATCCTCTATGGCTTTGAAGGCGCCGCCGATATCGTACTCTGTCAACGACATCACCTCCCATTTGCATGTACCTTAAACCCTTGCGCCTTAAACTGCCGTGTGAGACTCTTAAGCTGTGTGACGCTGCTACACTTATCACAGCGCAGCTCTGCATATCCCTGCTTTTCAATGGCGTATATCCCGAACGGCACCTGCTCACTTGCCACCTGCAGCAGCCCCTGGTACTCCTTCTGGTTCATCTGGTACAGACGGTTCATTACCTTGACCTTCATCTGCCTTTCCTCCCTCCATGTTCAGTTGGAAACCGCCGGCAGCCTCATTGATTCCGGGTTCCTCCACTTCCGCAATGCCCTGCTCTGCCTTCAGCCGCGCTATCTCCTCTTGTTTCCATGCATCATCCTTGCTGTCCCCATACAGCTCTTCTACCTGGGCCTCAATGCTCATCATGGGGACGCCGGGCCGGGCCTTGGCCAAAGTCTCCACCTGACTCTCAAAGGATGGGTTTGCATACTCACCAAATGGGATGTCCACCTTAACCTCCTCCGCAGCCTTTCCATGCAGGAAGTTATATGCGTTGATGGTTGCCTCCACCAGCTCAGGCAGGGTTTCCTGCAGCGCCTCCACGATGGCGTTCCGGGTATACAGGGTAGCTTTTTCTTTCTCGCGCTGAGCCTCAGCATTATCCAGCTTCTTGACATCAATTCCCAAAGTGCTGGGACTTATGACCCCCTGCAGACAAAGGTCCAGAGCTGTACAGTAAGATGCAAGATAACTGTCATGGGGTATTGCCGGCTGCACCACGTTGACCTTGTTATCCGCACTTTCTGACATGTCGTTATCAGAGGCAAAATACTGATTATCAAAAGAATTGGGGCGAATAATCTGCCCGGTCGCTGGGTCATGCGGTATCAGGCACTCAGGTATATATGTCTTGGCTCGTCCAGCGCGTAGGGCATCCATCCACTGGGACCAGGCTTCGTCAAAGGCGTCAAAGCTGTCCAGTTTACCATCAAAGATGCTGCCGCCGCGTCCTTCATACTTAGTGGACTCATACACCTGTAAAGGCACAGCCAGGATGACTGTCTCATCAAACTTTGTGTCCTTGATGCCCTTGGTAGCATCGATGGCATTAAGGGGCACCGAAGTGTCACCCTTGTACAACTCGTTGTATATGTAACCATATCCATAATGCTCATATAGGACATACTGCTGATGGCCAGCCTTATACGGCGTCTTGAACACGACCTCCTTCACCCGGTCCCGGTTCCGGACAATCTCAATTCGCTCCCCTGGATACCATTCAAGAATAGGGTACTCGCTGACAGTCGTATCAATCGTGACCTTAAAGGCTCCATCCCCGATGTATAGGACCTCCTTTAAAGCCTTCTCCATTTTACGAGTGAACTTATTATCTTTTGCAATGTCCTCCCACAGCTGCCGCTGCCGGTCATTATCCGCAAAGTCAAAGTCATTCATATCATCCAGGACAATGCCTGAGAGGATGCGGATAATCAGCCCAGGCAGACCGGTATGTATCTTGCGCATCTCCAGACCCGGTGTGCACCTGCTGGCCCAGAACTTATATTTATCCGCATACTCCGGGGCCTGCTGGTACATCTGCTCCAGCTCGTTTCCATCCCCGCGGTACCAGATGCGGTTCCGGATGGCATTGGCCTCGAAGTCCAGGACCTCGTTAATCTGGATGCAGTTCCCGCTGGCCGGCACCACATTCAGCCAGGTACGAATACCACGCTTAATTGTCTCATTCATGTTGTTCAGCCACCTCATTTCTTCTCAGCCTCCTCAAATCCAATCAGGTTCCGGTATGGTATCCATGCATACTGATTGGCATTAATGGTATGGTCGTTCCTGTCCTCTGGCTTGTCCTTCTCATCATCCCAGCTGTACCGGTCCAACTCGGACAGATGCTCCATGCAGGTATCAACTACCAGGTAACAGCCCTGCTGTATCCAGCCCAGCTGCAGGTTGATACGGTCCAAAATCTCCGGTCGCTTGTAGGAGTCATAAAAATTATACAGACAGCCTTTAAGCCGCTTGTATTTGCGCAGCTCCGTGATGGTCGCCTGGTCTGCATTGTCTATGTACACATCCTTGGCAAATCCCCACTCCTTCCGGCACTGCTCCAGGAAGGCCACAAACTTGACTGCTGTGTCACTGGGCGCCAGCGGGATGTCAAGCTTGGAATTGTTATAGACTTTTTCGGACAGGGTGATAAGTTTCCTGTCCTCCGTGATTCCCTGGAATATCATGGCTATGGTATCCGGGGACTTGGAAGAGTAGGATGTGTCCAGGGCCGCCGTGAACTTTTTAAATTTCAGTGCCTTGGCCTGCTGGACTGTGATGACATGCTTAGACCGCTCAAAGTTGGAGAATATCAATCCGGTTGCCTTACCACGCAGGCCTTGAATCTTATTCTTCCAGATTTTCGTTCCCTTCGGGGTATTGGTCATTATCTGTTCCAGTTTTTCCTTGCTCAGGCCCAGGTTATGGGCAAAAGAAAAGAACCAATGTACCCAGCCGGGTTTTGGCTCCTCTTGCAATTCGTCTTTAATTTCCTTTGGTGTCTCTGATTCCCATTCGGGCAATGGCCGGGAGCAGTTGATATACTCCTTGTAGACATCTAGGCCAGGGTCATCCGGATTGAGCGTGGCCATCAGGTAATCACTCCGCATGGCGGCCTCACGCACAAACTCTATGTCGGCCGTGTTAATCTCATCAATGTACAGGCATCCGTACTGGCCGCCCAAGGCATCCTTCCACTTGCGCTTGTTGCCATAGCCGACAACAAAGATTATCTTATCGCCGCCGGATGTGTGGAAGAGGATGTGGGGCATGTTATAACCACCTCCGCCATTACCCTTGTACTCCACCAGGACGCCGAAGTCATCCAGTATGCCCAGGTCTTTCTGAATGATATTTTTCTCTGCGGCGCCGGTGTCATCCGCTGCCAGGATGTGAAGCTTTTTGGGCGACTCAGCTACCTTGAGCATGAATTTAAACAACCCCACCGTGGTCTTTCCGGCTGCCGTTGTGCCCTCCAAAAATTCTACCGGCGCATCACAGCGCAGAAATGCCTTGTACTTGTCTGATAGTAATAATCTTTCCGCACTCATTAGCCACCACCACGCATCTGCTGGAGCAGGTCATCCAGTTTAGTCTTTTCGGTATCCAGGCCACCTGATAGCTCCAATTTATCCTTGAACATGCCCAGGTGGCGGCCTATCAATTCCAGGGCCTTCTCCTTATCATTCAGCTTAACCTCAATACCATTAGCCCCTTCCTTGATTGCTGCAATGACTCCCAGTTTATCCCGGGGCATCTGATTCGTAGGCTTCACTCTTACAAGACCACCTTCGATTGTCACAAAATCGGTGATATTTGCAAAGCCAATCTTGGCTAACTCCTGCAGCACGCGATCCTGGGTGATCTCGGTACGCTGTGCGCGTTCATCCATCCGTTTCTGGATATAATCTTCAACCTTAACATTTCTTAACAATCTGGCCCCTGCTGCTGCAGCGGTCTCTTCGTTCCTCACCCGCGGATACGCCACCTTGTAAGCCCTGGTGGCATTAAGGTCAATCAGGTATTCATCTGCAAATATCTTCTGTTTTGGCGTTAATGCCATCTGGCTCACCTCCTTGTTTTTGCGTATAGAAAAAGAGCCGCCCGGAGGTGGCCCCTTTAGTAATACTTTAT